ACTTGTTCAAGTTCCTACAACCACTACTGCCGATAAAGTAGTGGAAAGTAGAATAGTGGAAAGTAGAGACAGTTTAAGAATACTGAATCAAAAACTTCCAGTAATGAAATATGAGATTGTTATCAAAGAAAAACAAATTGAAGATATTAACGCAAAAATCCAAAGGCATTATGATCAAAAAATTAGCACTGTTAATGATATTGATGGTAGGAAAGCAGACTCTATCATCGCAAACGCACGGTTCGTACCCGAGTGGTAGTATCATTCTTGATAGAAATAAGAAGATAGAAATTGCAAAGATTATCACAAATGAAAGACTCCTCAGAGGAGAAGTAAAACTCCTTAAAAGTAAAATTACTGAACTTGAAGATGTGGTAAAAGGTAAAAATAAAGTTATTACAACTCTTGAAGATAAAGCAAGTACTCTTGAAAAGATGAATAAAGATCATGAAGTGCTTGAAAGTATTCTAAAAGATAAAGTAAAGAGTACAGAAGACAATGTAAGAGCCTCTCAAAAAGCATCATCAAATGGACTGTATCTATGGAGTACACTTGGTAGCAGTATAATAACTGATCCAGATGGTAGAAAAACAGGAGGTATAGGTCTTGGTATTGTTAAATATAATGCACTTCTTGGAGTAGGTGTAAATCCACTTAATCCAAAACTTGAAGTTGTAGTAACTTTGGGAGTTAAACTTTTTAAACTCTAATAGATAGAGTAAGTCTCATTTTTGATTAAATTCATAAACAGTGAAGCCTGTCAAATTTTTAAATTTTTGACAGGCTTCACTGTTTACTAAAATAATCTATAAAATGAAAAATACCTTTACTTTTTATCTTTTATCTTTCTAAGAACTGCTTCTCTTATACTGTAAGCAAGTGATTGAGCATCAGTCATTGCTGTTTTACAAACTTTATTATTCGGATTTGTACCAAGTTCAATTTCTCCATTTTGTACTAGTGTAGTAGGTGGAGCAGTTGTCATATTTGGTGTACGAATAGGTTCAGTTGTGGAAACATTACCTCTTAGTTTACTTCTACTTGGATCAATCTTCTGTATTTTAGAATTTAGTTCCTGCATACTCTTATTTGGAAGATTCGAGTTTCCTCCCAAAATATCATTTTTTTCTATTACCTTAGAAAGTCCCTGTGCTATAATTCTATTATTCATAGAAAGGGTTTCTGTAGTAGGAATATAAAGAATATCTCCTGCTGTTATAGAAAATGGATCAGAAATGGAGTTATACTCACAGACAATATCAAACTTTGATTGATCTCCGAAGATAGCAAGTGCAAGAAGATCAGGTCTTCCATTAAATTCTTCGGTGACAAGAATAGGAGAACTCATAATAGTTGTGTCATCTTTATCAACTATCATATCTCTATATGCAAAATCTACAAGTGTACCATCTGGGGTATCTATACTTCTAAGATTTCTTTCAAAAAATGAGGGTTCTATTATTGGAAGTTCCATTCTTCTTTTTATAAAGTGACTTTATATATCTGTACAAAAAGGAGAGTAGACCACACATAAAAATCTACTCTCCAAAATGAATCACAACAAAAACATCACAATTATATTAATCTTCGACAGAGGAGGCATCAGTGTAGCCATCTTCAACTGTCTTTGGACTTTCAGTATTTACTTGAGTCTTGATTTTCTTCTGAGTACTTCCTCGTGTCTTCTTGAGTATTGTACTTAGAATATCTTTTGCTATATTATCTATATTTCTTTCTATATTAGATTTTATAATAGAAAGGAAAGCACTTTCACATTCCTCAGGATCAAGTGTATCTCTAAGAGTAGTAAGCAGGGAAACAGGGGCTATTTCTATCTCAGTTGAAACATTTACATTTGTAATCTCTTTATTTGCTTTATTTAAAATAGCAATAATAGGAGATTCTACCTCTTGTACACTTGGAGATTGTACATCTTCTCTAACTTCTTCCTCAGAAGTTGAATGATTTACTTGTAAAGCATCCTGGTACGCTATTGTAGGTTCAATACTTTGTTCACTTTCTGTATGTTTAATTACAGTAGGTAGAATAGGTACACCATTAGAGTCTATACCGAGATTTATACCAAAATCTTCAAAAGAATTGTCATTTTCTTCATAGGAAGAATCATCTATGTCGTAATCATAATCAACCATTGTCTTAAAATTTTATAAATAGTAGTAATTTTTATAAATGTTAGTTTTTTAATAGACTTTACCTAAACTTACTACACCATAATTATAAGTACCACCTGCTTCTCTCTTTGGAGCAGTAGTTGATCTTTTTGCAGAATTTCCACCTCTGTTTATGTTGTCTTTACCTGCCACAGGATTGGCATTTGAAGAAGTTGCAGAAGTATGATTAATTATATCCATAAATCCATGTGGAGGGTTATATGCTCTACCACCACCATCTATGAACATACTTTCAAGTTCTGCTTTATCTCTTGGTCTACCACTTTTAAGTTTAACTGTATATTTAAGTTCAGTAGGGAAGTCATCCATACCAAGTTCATCTCCAAGTTCAATAGAAAATTCTTCTACAATAAGATTACCAATTCTGGCAATTGGGTGAAGTGGATTTCCAATAGTTAAGTGCCACTCTCCAGTAGGAAGTCCAGAAAGTAAGGAATGAATAGCAATCTGCTTTGGTCTACTGTTATATGTGGAGGCTTCTATCATTGCTCCACCTACTCCAGAGATAACACCTTTGAGAGCAGAAAAATCTCCAGAAAGGAGTCCATTGATGACATTCATAAAAGTGTCAGCAACTATACCGAATGCATTTTTAATACTGCTCATTGTAGCATCAAAGTATCCTTTATAATCTCCAGAGAACATAGCCTGTCTGGCTTTATCTCCACCCATAAATCCAAATTGTGGTTTGTGTCCACCAAAGAATCTGTTTGCACCTCCCCAGAATTTAGCATTTTGGAAAGACAGAGCAAGTAAGTTGAAGATAAGGTCAAGCATTGCTATTCTTGGATTTATACCATCATATGTTCTAAGTTTGTATTCAAATGTAAGAGTAGCCGAATACTCAGCACCAATTCCTGTACCTCTGACATTTACTTTATTAATGACATTTACTGGACCCAGTTGATGATTGGTATAATCAAATCCAGATCCTTGCTTTTGAGCATCTGAAGAAGCATTACTTCTACCTCCAAGATCTCCTCCAGAATTTCCATTAAGAAGTGCCACACCTTTTGCAATTGGAGATGGTATAAAATTACCCAAGAAATCAGATTCTATTCCTGGATTACTTGGAAGATCATGATCGTGTACTTTTGCTGTGATTTCTTCCCAAGCAATTTGTCCAGTTACAGGAAGAATTTCTTTAAGTAAATTGTCTGTACCCTCTCCAAAGTAAGTGACAGCCTGTGCAACAGGAGGTATAGAATCTACACCCATATCTCCAATAGGAAATACAAGATCATCATATGTTGCAAATGGATATCTACGGAGAGTAACCATTCTATTGATAGGTGCTATTTTGTGATACTTACAGAACAGGAAATCATATGCAGAATAAGGTTCTTGTGGATTGTTATCTCCATATTCAAGAAGTTTAGCAAATGTAACTTGTCTGGCTTCCTTACTATAAATTCCATCTTCTCCAAGTTGATAGTCTTCTGCATGATTTTCTCCATCACTTGCTGGATGGACAAGGATAGCATAAGAGTTAAATCTGGATTTTACACCATATTGAGTTTTAAAGTTATGTCCAGCACTGTCTCTGGATAAGTTGTCTACTTTATGCTTCTGTGAGTAACCCTCACTACCTACTTCATGTCTTCCCTGTATAGAACTTCTTCGGACAGTGGCTCTTGAAAATTGTTGATCTTTACCAAGTCCAACAGATGATGTCTGTCTATATGTAGAATGGATAGTATTTTTATCAGTAGGATCAGACACTGTTTGTCCACCTACTTTTGGAGTCTTTCCTTGAAAAGTACCAGCATAAACTTTTGTAGGTCTTTTTCCATTGTTATATTTTGCAAGTGCTGTATCAAGATCTCTCTGTATAACTCCTTTACCTCCTACACTTTCATGAAGTTCAAGTTTTCCAGTATTTGGATTTTTAACAACTACAGCAACATGGTCTATTCCATATTTTCTACCTTTGTCAAATCCTCTGGGTCCAGTATCAAAGAATACCATATCTCCCTCTTTAAGACCACTGGATGCTCCAGTGAGTCCTGTTATATCTCTTGCCGTACCATTGTTGACTGCTTTAGCATAAAGTCCCTCACTGGTATCTCGGGGTACCCCAACAACAGCACTGGCAAAGCGTGAACAATCCACATGTCTTGCACTATCATTATTAAGTGATGGATTCATTGAATATTTAAATCCAGCAAATGATTTTGCTTTTGAATACAGGTCATCTGACATAAGATAAAGGTTTAAATTGTTTGAGAATATGTACTCTGTAAAGATGGTAGGTATATAAACAGATATGAAGATAGTTTCGGTAATTTCTGACCCTACAATAGAACTTGAAAAACTTACAGTTCCAGATACTGACTACTCAACAGGTACTCCTGTAAAAACAGAAGATCTGGATACTCTTAAATATGGGTATACATCTCCACTTATTAAAATACTTGGATATATTGTACCAAATATTTCATATTTTAAAGTAGTAAGTGGTGTAGATTTCTTACCAAATCTAACACTTACATTTACTGATTTAAGTTCTGAATTTAGAAATAAGTATTTTCCAAAAGATGGAGATCTACTTTCACTCTATATAAGAAGTAAAAATCCAGATTTTAAACATATAAGAGGAGACTATAATATACTTACTGTAAAAGAATATGGAAGTCAAATTACTATTACAGCAGAACTTAGAGTAGAGGGTATTCATATTCCTACTTTAAAAAGTTATAAGGAAATGTCATCTTTTGGAGTTTTTAAAGAAGTAGCAAAAGAACTTGGACTTGGAGTAAGTAGCAATATAGAGGGAGATACACAGGATAAGATGACCTGGATCTGTCCACTTAAATCTCCTTATGATTTTCTCTCTACAGATGTTGGGGAACATGCATACTTGGGAGATGATAAGTATTTTACATCATCTGTGGATCTTCATTACTTCCTAAATTTTATAGAACCATCAAGTATACACTCTGATCTTACTGTAAAAGAGATGAGAAAGATTACAAATATACTTCAGACAGAAGATCATCACTTTGGTAATGGAGGAAAAGAAGATGAGGGAGTACTTGAAGAATTTTTCTTGTCCAATCATTCATATCTTCTTGGAACAAATAAAAGAATAGTAGAAGTAAATCTTCTAAATTCTTCAAGTTCTATAAGTACATCAATTGGACATAGACAGGTAGTTTTCTATTACAATAAGAAAGAGAAGAAAATGCAGGAATTCTTCCATGAAACTATAACTTCAAAAGATGAGAATGCTATTATTCTAAAAGGTAGAAAGGAAGATGATCATACAAAGAATATAAGATACTTAAATAAGTGGCTTCAATCTGAAAATGTACACGCAAATTATAATTTCTCTGAACTTAGTAATAGAAGTAATAACAGAGAAAATGGAAAGATTACTTTAAGAGTAGTACTTTCAGGAATCTGTACAGAAGTAAATCTTTATCAACTTGTACCTATTCTTTTGTTCAATGATGGAGATTCTATACTGAACTATGGAGATGATGCTTTAAAAGGAAATGGATATTCTCAGGAGAGTATAAATACACTATATTCTGGAAATTATATAATATCTGGACTTGGATATGAATATAATCCATCTGAAAGACCAGGAATTCATACTATACTTATGTGTGTAAAAAGGGAATTTATAAAAATTGCCCAAGATGAAAAATCTGGGCAATCTCCTAAAAAATAAGCACAAATGATGATTAAAATAAGTAATAAGGATTTTCTTTTAAATAAAATTCTCCATTTGAGTAAGGAATACTAGCATTTCTGCTGTAATGTCATTTCTTTCAAGAAGTTTGGAAATATCAAGAGTTGCAAGTTCGGTAGGGATAACTTCTTGTGAAATCTTTCCAAATTCTTCATTACTTCTCTGGATAAGGTCATCAATTGAAAGTTCTTCTGTAGAAAGTTTCTTTTTAAGATTATCAAGTTGCATTGTATAAGACTCTGGATTCTTAATTTTTGGCATCCCATTAGCATCTCTTTGAGGTTGTCCATCTGCTCCAAGAACTAAATGATCATTGTAAATCTTTGAACTTTCTACTTTAAAAGTTTCAAGAACAGGAGAAGAAAGAATCTCATTTGAGTTTATCTTCTCTTGGTACTGCCGAAGAACTTCAATAAGTTTGTCTGTGTTATATCTTGAAAGAAGTGCAAGCTGTGTAACTGGAATATCATGCAAATTCTTATACATTTCAAGAAGTTGATTGTAATGCATATATGATTTCTCAACTGTCTTGAAATCAAAATACTTAGAAATAAATTCTTTATCCGAAAGTTTTTGTGTACTAATTACCATATTATTTTTGTTTATATTATTTAAAAATTAAAGATTAAAATTCCATTATTGCTTCTCTATTTAAAACCTGTACATTTGGTTCTTTACAGATAGATTTAAGTTTCATAGCACGGATACCTCTGTTATACTCTTTGAATGGTTTAGGAAGTACAATTTCTCTACTTTCATTGGTTTCTGTGTTATAGACAACAATAGTATCAATATTCCATCTATTACCAATTTTCTCCTTAGCATCTGAAAGTATAGTAGTAGAAATAACTGGTTCTTCTTTTGGAAGTTTTATTTTATAGAGACTTCCGTTATAAAGTAAAATATAAAAGATATCCTGGTACTGAGTACCTATACCTGTATGTCCATTTACTTTAAGAGAGTAAGTTTTTGTGTCTTCCTTAAAAGAAAGAAGATCAAGTGAAACATAAGGATCTCCAAGAAGTTTGCTAAGTTTTTCTGAGTAAGTTTTTATATCAGTTTCCATTTTCATATTTTAAGATTTCAGAAAGAGTACAAAGTTCAAAAAGATATCTTCTAAGAACAGTAAGCGATATGGATAGTATATTTTTATGACTTCCTGTATCAATCGTAGTAATGAGATCATGTGTAATACTGTGACAGATAAAATCTCTATGTTCAGATATACCATCTTGTGCTTTTGTATGAAGTTTTACATATAGTTCATGAAGAAGATCCATTCCAGGAGGAAAGAGTATACTACCATAAAGTCCATTGAAAGATAGAATATCTGGAAGAATATCCAGTGATGCAAGTGGTATTATTTCAAGAAGTAGAGTAAGTTGGGTCTTATAGAGAAGAACTTGTTCAAACACATCATTTTTAAGTAGCGTGAGGTCGCAAGTGTCTACCTTATCAAGAAGTGTCTGTCTTGAAAGATTAAAATCAATTCCATTTCCTGTTATTCGTATAATATCATCAATAGGTGTAAAAATGGGAACAATAATATCTGAAAGAGTGTCCCCAGTAGTAAGTGTATATTTTCCAACAGAAATAGTTACAAGTGCTGGATCTCCATTTTCTCCGTAGTAGATTCCAATCATCTGTGTATGTTCTGGGGTATATCTCTGAGGAAATTTTATACTTTCACTTTTTATATTTGTTTTTCTGGTTATATGATGTTCAAAACTTTCTACTGATGTCATAATGCATTTACTGTCTTTATAAGATTCTTCATTTTGTCTTCCATCTCCTCATTTACTTCATCATCTGAAAGTTTATTTCTAAAAAAATAACAGTCAAGAGTAAGTGCAGGAAGTGAAAGATAATCTATTTTATACCTTTTTGTGTCTCTTCGGTATATTTTATAAATAATATCAAGAAGAAGTGAAAGTGTTTCTAAGTAGTAATTTACATTATTTTCTCTAAGCCTGGCGAAGTAATTTTTAAAAAGTCTTATAAGATCTATGTTTACGAGGGTAAGTGGTTTATAGATAGGAATAACAGAATTTCTGATTCTGATTTCTACCATATCTACCCTTTTATGAATAGCGAAAGTAAGATAAGTATGTGTGTGTAATCTAAATTTTAAAATAACAAAATCGGTGCTTTCTCTAAGAGATTGCACCGATTGTATATTTGAATATAGATCAAGAGTTTTAAGTGTATAATGCACTTTATTCGTTAGGCTCTCCATCAAGTTTTGTAAGTTTTTTATATTCATCTTCTGTAAAGATTTCCAAATAATCTACAAAGATAGCCTTAGTATCAAATAGTCTGTCATTGTTGTTATCTGTAAATCTAAACATTTTATCTGCCATATCCATTTTTACAGAAAGAAGTTCATATTTCCTTGCACTTTCATAGTATGAATAAGAGTTGAATTTAAATTTAAATTTTTCTCTAAGAGCATAGTCAAGTTTAAATTCTGGATATTCAAGCGATACAGCCTGTAAAAGTGGTTTTAAGATTATATTTTTAAATCCATTACGGAGTCTGTTGATAAATCTGTAATAAGAAACTTCTTCATAAGGAACTCCATCTCCTTTAAATAGAACAATAGAAGATGATTCTTGTTCAAATCTGTTATGTGGAATTAGAGAGTCATTTTTAAGTTTTCTATAAAAATGATTGACTATCTCCATGTTGGACATGTCATATCCATCATTCTTTATACTTTCAATTTCTGTTCTATTACCACTACGGTTTGGCATTGTAATATTCTTTGTCCAGGGTATATTACGCTTACCATCTATCTTAATCTCTCCACTTCTGTCATCTATTTGGAGTTCCTGCTTATTCTCATCAGAAATTTCACGAAGTCTCTGTTTTACTTTATCTGTAAGAGTTCCAGATACTGGAATAATGAATTTCATTTTAAATTGGGAGTTCATTATAGTCCAGGCTACCTTAGAATTTTCAAGAGATCTTTGAATATTGTAATTCTTTATTAGTCTCTCAGCGTAAGAGATAATAACAGGAGATTCATTGTTTTGAAGTGAGTTCCAAGAAACTATAACAATAGCATTGTCTGGAAGAATATTAAATTTACCACTTTCAAAAGTATATTTCCAAAGTTTATATTGCTTTCCAGATGGATCGTTATAATAAACTCTTGAAAGTCTACTTATATCTTGAACAGGCTTTATAGCCAAGATACCGACTGGGATACGGTTGTCAAAACTTATTTCTGAGAATTTATGTTTGAAATGTGAAGATGAAGTAAGTTTTGTGAAGTCATTATTTATAAAAAGATCAAGTCTGTTCTTCTCTTTATCAAGTTTCTGCTTTTCAAGAAGTAGAGCAGATTGCTTCTCTTTAAGATTTACATCTTTATTCTCATTAAGGATTCTAATTTCATTCAGAAGTCCATTGATTTTCTTTGTTATTTCAAGTTTCTGTTTTTCTATTTCTTCCTTAGTCGAATATTCATAAACTATTTCATATGCAATAGTACCATCTATAAGAAATTGTTTAAAAGTGTCCCATGCTACATTGTCCATGTCCCAATTCAGCATAGTAAGTATTTTCTTATATGAATTTTTTATAAAAGTTTCTTGTGCATCAGTAAATTCTTCTGTATCAATAGAAAAATCAAGGAATTTATTTGTATCATCATATACAATAACATCATCTGTAACTGCTGTAATAATCCAGTCCAAATCATTGTTTGTGGATATGTTTCTGATATATCTGATTCTATCTTTAAGCGACATATCTTTGTAAGATTCATCTTCATAAAGTCTATCTGCTTTATTGATAAAAGCATCAAGGTCAGTTGTATCTCCTGCAAGTTTATGTAAAGTAGAGTAATCAGTAGAAAGTCCTGCTATACGCTTGATATAGTCAAGATTTAGTTTACTCTTTGGAAGTGAATTTACAAATGTATCTAAGTTATAAATTGCCATGATTATTAATGCTTATAATGTTGTATATACTCTTTTAAAGATTTAAGTTCTAAGAATCTTTAAATATCTACCAAAGTCCAATGCTATGGATATTTGAAACATATGGATATACCGAAGTGATAGAATACTTACAAAAATTTTATTAAAGTGAGACAAATAGCAATTCAAAATGTGAGTAATGAAAGCATTACACTTAAACAACTTCTGGAAATGACTGAGGGAGGTAACCCAAGTGAAGTAATAATCGATTTTGGAGATGGAGCAGTGATTACCTATCCAATAGAAGAAGAATCTTTTATAAAGAAGTTTATAAGAGGAATATTTGGAAAGAAGAAAAATAAAGATTAATATTCAAAAATTTACAATTATGAATAGAAAAGAAGTCATTGAGCTGATACTCAGTACAGCAGGATTTGAACTTAAAGATTATCAAGTTATCAGAGCAGGATATATGGTTGGATATAGAGGTACAGCATATGATGGTAAAGGTGGAATGGTTGAATTTGCAACAGATTCATTTGAAGATGCCATAAGAGAAATACTTGAAGATATCTACAATACCAAAGATGTTGAATTTAATACAATGTTTAAAGATTTAAAATAATGATAGCAACAGTAATGATAATAATACTTTGTTTATTATCTTCAGCAGTAGGATTTGTACTTGGTGTAGCCTGTGCTATCGAATATTTAAAAGAAGATACAGATAAAACATAAGTAATAATATTTAACTTTTTAAAATTTACAGTTATGAGTACATTTAAAGAAAGACAGATTAAAAGCAGACTTGGAGAGCAAGTACTTTCTGCTATTGAGGGACTTAAAG